CGCAGTCTCCTCCATGGCCCGGTCGGTCCTCTCCTGCTCCGTCAGCTCCCGCACCCGTTCTTCAGTTGCTTCCGGATTGTCACCATCTGCATTCCTCTGCTGTACGTCTGCATTCAGGTCCCCTCCCTGGTGGGTCAGATTGCCGGCAATGGAAGCCCCGGCTTCACTCATGCCGCCGGACAGTGCCGACACAATAGCCGTCTCCCCTGCTTCCTTCAGAAGTTCCTGCATTGCCGTGTTCTGCGCCTCTGCCAGAGGTACGCCCCCGGCCACCAGTTCATTGATCCTCTGCTGATATCCGGCCTTCTCCTTCAGAATCGCCGCCTCCGCCAGGGTAGTGCCGATCAGGGAAATCTCCTCCGTGGTAGCCTCAACCCCCGCCTGCAGCAGGGCGTTCTTCACGATCTCTTTCAGTCCGTGACCGCCGCTTTTCGCTGCGTCCACCAGATTGTCCAGGGGGATCTTCTCGGTGAGGTATTCGATTCCCGCCGTCACCGTTGCCAGAGCCGCCGCCTCTTTAGGCGTTGCACCCCGGGCCGATGCTTCACTCAGGGTCTGGGTAAAGCTGCCTGTAGCTGCCAGAGCCGCACCACCAGGCGCACCGCCTCCCAGCAGGGCCCGGGCTGCACTGTCGGCCGCAGACATTCCGCCCTGGTAGGCATAGGCCCCCAGCTGCCGCAGCGTTCCGCCGTCCTGGATCAGATTGCCGTTCTCGTCATAAACATCCCCGGCAATGTTCTGGGCCGTTTCCTGCCGGACTGCCCCTGCATAAACCGCCGGCAGATTGCCAATGTTGTTGGGGTCCATGGTCTCATACCGTCCGGTCCGCTCTCCCAGCTCCTGCAGGTAGCCAAATAGGCCAGTCAGACCGCTGGCAGTATTCGCCCCCACAGAGGCAATATTGTGGCCAACCGCACCCGGAAAACCGCTGTCCGCACCCTGCCTTCCGGCCCCTTCTGCCAGCCGGGCCGCCTCCGCGTTCCGGGATCGAACCAGGCTTTCCGCCATTTCATTCACCCGCTTCAGCCCATATTTCCGGATCAGTTCGGAAGCCTCCAGATTTGCGGTGCCAAAGCCCATGTCCAGCAGTGGGTTTGCCCTGTCAGCAAAGTCCGCATTCCGGTTGGCAACGTAACGTTCCAGCGCCGCCCGGTCAGCTTCGTCCCAGTCCTCCAGTGCCTGAAGATCCGCGTCCATAATCCGCTGATTCTTTTCCTGCTGCGCCTGGGCCGTGTAGTGATCTACCAGCGCCTTCAGTTCCTGCTCCTTCCGGTCCGTGGGTGCCGCGGGTGCATAGTTGTCAATGCCGGCAATGGTTGCATTCATCCATTCATCAGTCCGGGCCCTGGCTGCCGCGCTCAGATTCTGCCTGTGCTCGTCAGAGTTCACGTAGGCATCGTAAAGGCTCTGGGCCTCGTCCCGCTTCCGTTCGGTTTCGGTCCGCTGCCGCTGCTGCGCCAGCTGCTGCTGTCTGTCCAGCTTTCGGCTGGCATTTCCCACAGGAATGCGGACAGCCGGCTGCTCCCGATCCAGTTTTTCCTGCATGTAGGAAGTGGCGATCCGGCTTTCATTGTTCTGTTTAGCCTCCTGGCCGGAATCCGTCGCCGGTGCCCGGCCCGTCTGCACCATTTTGGCCAGTTCCTTGTAGCTGCTCATAGTTCCCTCCTGTTATTTCATCTTCTTCAGCAGGGCCTGTGCCTGATTCTGGGTGATCTCGCCCCTGGCAACGCTCTGGTGTATCAGGTAGGCCTGCTCCGCTCTGCTGAGGGGTTCCGTTGGCTCCTCGGTCTCCGGGGGAGCCGGACTGTAATTCCTGCTGCCTCCGGAGCTCGGCTGCAGCTTCTTAACCTGGTCCTCGGTCAGGCCGTAGAGCTTGCCCAGCATGGAGTAGTCGCCTTTCCCAGCCATGGCCCCGCCCACAAACTCCTGGTTGCCCATCAGAATTTGTTCCTGGTTCTCTGCCGCATCGTATAGCGCCTGTGCCCGGTCTCGGTCGTTGTCCGCCTGAGCTTTGGCCTTGCCCTGGCCGTAGCCCTTGCTCAGCTCCAGAGCCTGAACGCCGGCAGCAGCCTCCGTGCCCACCTGTGCCCTGCGGATCTCCGTCAGGGTGTCCTGGAGGCCAATATCCCTGGCAAGCCGTCCCTGGGCCGCTGCGCCGCTGCCCTGGCCGTAAGTTCCCTGGACCTCAGCCGCATTCTTCTGTCCCTTCAGAGCATCCACATAGCTCTGTGTCAGCTTTTCGTCGGTCTGCTTCTCCCTGGCCTGCCGCTGGGCCTCCAGATCAGAGGTGCCGGTCTCGTAATCGCTTCTCAGCTGGGCCAGCTGGCTTTCCAGCCGGGCATCATAGATGGCGTTCAGTGCTTCCTCGTCCCGGCGTACCTGCTCCCAGGTTTCCCCAGCGGTGTCCCTGGGCAGTGTCTCGCCCTTTGCGATTGCCTCCATTCCGCTCATGTCGTTCTTTTGCTGAAGCAGCTGGGCCCCCTGCTTCTGAAGCTCAAGCAGCTGGGCCTCCTCGGTCTTTGCTGCATCATAGAGGGCCTGCGCCCGCTCCATGTCGTTGTCCGCCTGGGCCTGCTTGATGGCCGCCTCGTACTGGCCGGCCAGCAGCTGCCGCTGACGGGCAAATTCCGCGTCGGCGTCATTCTGGGCTTCCCGCAGCTGCTGTACATTCCGCCTCTGGGCGTTCTCCTGGGACAGCTCCGCCTGAGCCTGGGCACCGGCGGAAAGACCGCCATCGCCGTAAAGATTCTTTGCCCGGTCTGCCTCCACCTGGGTGCGGTCCACATAGGTGTCTGTGCGCTGCTGCAGACCCTGCTGCTCCTGATCCAGGATCCCCTGGCTGTTTCCGTAGCCCTCCTCCAGGACCTTGTTCTGGTTTCCCAGATTGGCGTCATACAGTTCGTTGATGTACTTTTCCTCATTCAGGGCAGAGGTTGCCGCTGCGTCCTTGATGCTTGCCATACCCTACCTCCTTAAAAACCGCCGTAGGGGGTGGAGATCGTCTCGAAGTCCCCCAGGCTCTTGTTTCGGATATCGTTAAAGTTCTCCTGGTACTGACTTCTGAACCAGGCGGAAAGGCTCTCGTTCTCCGCGCTCAGCAGCTGCGCAGCCAGATAGTAAGGCAGCAGGCTTAAGGACAGCACATCATCCAGCGGGATACTCTGCTCAAAATCCGGCTCCCGGTAATCCTCCGCAGACAGCTGCATCGGTGCGTTCCGCCCCTTTCCCTTATCCACATAGGTGCTGCTGTAGGCATACAGCCTGGGGATAACGCTGTTCAGTATGGAAATGGTCCGGAATTTATACTCATTGGTATCAACGGTGCCGGTGGCTCCGTTGCTCTCGTTCTGCTCGTCCATCAGATGGATGGCCATATCGAAGATCTGCTGTACTGTTGTCATATTTTACCTCCGTGATATCATGATATCATTTTGCCATGGATGCAAACCGCACCGTCTGGTCATAGCCCAGAATCGTCGCCCGCGCACCCGGAATTTCCACCTTGAAGATCAGCTTGTAGTAAACAAATTTCTTTACCTTCAGCCGTACCCGGTGGATTTTTGGTGTGTCGTTGGTGTCGAAGTTCAGCCAGGGGAAACCAAAATTTTCAAAGCTGAACAGATTCGTGGTGATGCTCTTTTCCAGATATTCCGCACGCTTGTCCGTGGCTGCCGTGATGGTAAGGCCGGAATTGGTCTGGGGCAGCAGGGATACGTAGATCTGGCTGGAATACTTGCGCCGGAAATCCGCTCCGAAATCCATGAAGCCGCTCTCCCACAGCGCCGGAATCGCCACGGTCTCCCCTTCCGGATCCGCCGGTGCATCTTTGGTCATGGATTCGTCGAAGCAGAAAAGTTCCCGGCCGTCGCTGAAAACCATTTTTCCGCTGCTAACCACCGCCTGCTTTACACTTCGGCAAAGTTCGCTGGTGTAAATGCACCAGATTCCCTCCTTGCCGATGTCATACCTGTTCACCAGCACCGTACCCGCCCCATCGTTGAGGAACAGATAGTAGGTCTTGCTGTAGGTGTCGTCACAGGCCACCACCCGGGTCATATCCGCCCCCTGCAAAGACCGCTTCACCTTGTCCGATACCCGCTTGGCGTACCGCTCGTCCTTGTAATAACTGGACGTGATCCGCCATTCGTAGATACCTTCCCGGGTAATGGTCCGGGGGTAATTGTTCACCGTCTGCACCTGTCCAACGGCATCGTTGCCAAATTCCCGGTTCATAGTCCGCAGGTAGAAGCCTGCAATGGTGCTGCCGTCTGTCAGGGTTACCGGCTCATAGCTGATGGTGTAGGCTCCCTCCCGGGTAAATGCCAGCAGCTTCGAGTAGTGGCGCACCAGTCCCGTCACAGCCGCGCCGGTTACATCCACCTTCACCTCGTTCATGGCCGGGAAGTACAGTGGGCTGGCCTCACCGGTTTCTGTCACGCCGGTGTAATAGCAGATGTTGCTGCCGTCGCCGGCCACAAACAGTCGTGTGTCCGTGCTGCCGTTGTAGGCCTCGATCAGCGGCATCCGCAAGATCCGCTGCCGGCTCTCCTCCGTCGCCGCCGAATCGGTGTCGTAGACAAACTCCACATTACCCACGCCCTTCACCGGCGCTGCCGTAAAGGTGTAGGTGCTGTTTTCCTCGTCGAAGCTGCCCAGCTCCTCAGGAGGATACTCTGTGTTGTCCACCGTGACGCTCAGGACGGCGGTCGCCTCGCTGGGCAGCACGAAGGCCGTTGCCTCCCCATCGGCGCTGAAATCCACCCGCCGCTTGCCCGTCAGCAGATTGATGTTCTCGATGGTAGTACCGCCGCCTTCCGGATCCATACCGGCGATGACCTTCGGAATATAGGGCTCCGCTTCCTCCAGCTGTCCATCCAGCAGCACGCAGGTCTTGCCCGTGCTCATAACATAAAGCCGGGATCCGAAAGCGAAGACCTTCACCACAGCTCCTTCTGCTTCCGTCAGCCCCAGGGCACCATCCTGCCGGAGGCAAACCTCCCAGTCGCCTCCATTTCCGGTGTACATCCAGAATCGGTCTGCGCCCTCATAGAAGTCCACCACTACCAGGTATTCATCCTCGTCCATGCCGCTGTCCGGGCCCACCTGACCGGACCATACCGTCAGGACCTGCGCCGGCTCTCTGGTCAGTCTGAAATCCACTCGCCGGATTCCGGGCCGCACTGTCAGATTGCAGGCATCCGTCACCAGAAAGTTTTTCATGGCAGAAGCCTCCCCCATGTTCACTTCGGTTTTTCCGTCTGCCGCTTCGTTGACGCCCAGGAAGCGATCTACCGTAAACATTCTCGTACCGTTCCCACCAGCCATTGGTCTTCCTCCTCTTTGTAGTCGTAAATGTAAATCTCTGCCCTGGGATGTTCCTTGTCATAGAGCACCCGGCTGCCGTCCCGGCTGCGGATGATTTTCCTGTTGTCGTCTTCCAGAATCTTCTCCTTCACCAGAATGTCGTCCAGCGCCTCGTAGAGGTTCAGGTCATCCTTCTTGTGCCAGGTCGCCGTATAGACCCGGTAGATCAGATGCACTTCCTGCCCAAAGGGCCGGGCGGGCTTTGGGTGCAGGTACTGGGCCGCCCGGAAAGCAAAGTCCGTAGCGGTGCTGCCGTTGCGGATAAATTGCTTCTGGAACTTTCCGCACATGGGGCACCGGGGTCCGCTGCCCGCGATCCGGTGACTGTTCTTTTTTGCCCTGGGATCCAGGGAAATCACATATTCTGCCAGCAGCTGCAAAATATCACCCTCCTTCAGAAAAATTAAAAGC